GCTAGAAACAGCCGTACCAATGGTCTGTGACTTGACAAACACCAGCCCAGAGTTAGCAAGGTAAGTATTCGTGTCACTCGCCGTGAGCACCTCACCAGTAGTAAAAGTCTTTATAGCCATAGTTTTAGTATCCTAACTTGTTGTAATCGAGCGTGCCGAACACCGTGTTATTGAGTATGAGGTAGTTATTCAGGTCAGCGCCCGACAAATAAAATGTGTAGCGACTTGACTGAGGCGTAGCAGTCACCCTCACACCCTCAATGATTGACTGGTACACAGTGCCACGAAAAGTAACCGACACCCTCGCCCCGATGACATACCCAAAAGTAGTTAGCCCCATGTAATCCATTTGGAAAGAACTCTGAGCCTCAGCCAAACAAGAAACACTGGTCAAAGCAAACTTTTGCGTGCCGTACTGACTCAACAAGAAGTTGGCCTGATCGAGAGCTTGACCGGCAGAGGCAGACAAGGTATTTACCGTGTAGGTACGGTACGGAACAGTAGCGCCCACATTGGTAACGGTCTGAGCTGCATAGTCAGCAGGATCAACAGTTACCTGTGTATAAAAGTTGTCAGATAGCGCGCCAAAGTCTGCCTGGTCATACACCTGGTTAGTGGCGTTGTTAGCGACATCGGAAAAGTTCACTGTGCAGGTGCGAGCGTTGAATGGCCCACTGAGGTTGATGGCTTTGTACCCTGTGCAGTCAGACATTCTGCCATTGATTGTTACCAGCGAGGCATTTATCCAGTCACCCCAAGTACCCGACACTGTTGAAGCAGCCATCTGTGGAGTAGTGGCGCTAATGCCAATGCTCATGCCTGTCTGGGTGCTGGCCGTGTTGCATTGCGTGTAAAAATCACCTGCAGCCATTGCATAGTTTTGGCCTGACATTCGAGAGGCTTCAGCAAAACCACCCTCAAGTGTGACATTGAGATAGTCGGCCTGACCGACACCACCCACATACGGAATGCCATAGGTAACGCTTACATCTTTAATGTTTCCGTGATACATCGCATAGTTGCCATCTGTGGTGTTAGGCCCCCAAATGCGCACATAAGTGCCTGGCACCATTGCCGTGTTAGGTGTGGCATAGCCAGTTGGATAGCGAATAGTTAGCGAACCTGTAGAGGCGCTGTATTGGTCAAGCATGAATTGCCTGCCAATGCTAAACGAAATGTCCTGCACATTATCCAGCTCGACCCAGGTGCCAGTGTTGCCAGTGGTTGAGTATTCGACTTTGTAGTTGTACGGCATCAGAAAGCGTTATTGGTTTTAATTGGAATAGAGCCGTTTTGCCTCATGTAAGTACGCAAGGCAGCCACCACTGCGTTAGGGTCGCCACCGTTCACATGGATAGTTACATTGTTGCCACCCATCTGACCCATGCGATCTAATGGGATTACAGCCTCGGGCCCTTTTTCACCAATCATGGCCAGAGTCGCGCTAGTGACAATGCCACCCTCAGCGAGCATTGGGATATTAGGAACATCGAAGCCCTTGCCACCGAGGCCAGGCACCCAAGATGGAACCTTAAACGACAGTTTGCCTATCGTGTTATTCCACAGTGACGCGATGCCATTAAAGATGCCTTTGTAGAAACCGAGTAGCGCACTGAAGTAGCTCTTTATTACGCCGAGGCTGCTTTCGACTACGCCATTGATAACGCTGAAAACACTGTCAATAATATTCCTAAAGCCCTCAAACTTTTTGTAGGCCAACACAAGGCCAGCAATTAATGCAGCAATAGCAATAACTACAAGGCTGATTGGGTTGGCAGACATGACGAGGTTAAACGCTGCAGTGGCCACTGTGGCTGCAATGGTGTATGCAGCCTGCAGTTTTAGGTAGGCGTTATAGGCAAGAATGACACCAGCAATCGTGCCGATAGCGCCAGCCACTGCCAAAAACGCTGTGGTGTTTTCACTGGCCAATGTGGCAATCTTGCTAAGTACCGGCAGTACAGCCTGGATTGCTGGCATCAATGCTGCACCAATTGACTCTTTAGTTTCCTGCAAACTAATGCTGAGGCGTTTGAATTGCCCCTGTGCAGTATTCGCAGCTGTCGTTGCTGCACCACCTGTGGCTGTGCCAATGGCATACATAACATCCTCAAACGATGCGCCGTCCTCGATCATCTGTCGGTACTCAGGTGCCAATTTGGCTAGAGCCTTGAGGTTGCCACCGTAAGCCTTCTCCAAAGTTTTTGTGACTGAAGCCAGGGGCACGCCCTTTTGCGCTGCCAAGTCCATAGCAGCAGTGGCTAGTTTTTGTGCTTCACTGACTGAGCCTGTGGCTCTCACAAGTCCAGCCAGGGCTGGCCGTAGCTCATCATCAGTAATGCCAAGCAGCTCTCCTTGTGCGCTAATCCAGCCTTCAACACTGGCTATTTGTGCAGCGTTAGCACCTGTGGTGGCTGTGAGCTGACGCGCCAGTTCTTGCTGTGCTGCATCGTCCTCGATGGCTGCTTTAGTTGCGTCACCCAAAGCGACTGCTAAAGCGCCTACTGCTGCAGCTGCAGGTAGCGCTGCCTTTTTTAGTGCAAAGTTTGCTTTAGCGCCTACGGACTCAAGGCTGTTGAACTCCTTAATGGCTTTATCAATGCCTTTGGAATTGAACTCCGAAACGATGGGTATGTAAACAGCCATTACTTGCCCAATGTCCTGTTCACCTGGTTGAGCACTTGCTCAATGGCCTGCAAAATATCTTGGGTTGCCTGTCCATAGATGTAGTCACGATCACGCCACATACCACGCTGTGCAGGGCCGTAAGCAGTGGTGAGGTACTCAGAAAATTGAGGGTCATCGCCACGCAACCCTGCTATGTCAAACAATGCACCGGCAGCATCTTTTTGGATAATAGTCACCAGGGGATACGAGCCACGCTGAATACGGCCACCCACTTGAATGGTTACACCCTTGCGCACTTTCGCAGGGTCATACACAAGACGGCCATTACCTGTTTTGCGTGGGCGCATACCTGATAATGGTGGGCGATTGGGGTAACGCTGTGCCACGCGACTCACCATCTCAGCGCCACTAGCTTTGATTTGGTTTACAGCCTTAAACTTGGTTTTGGCATCTACCTTTTGCAGTTCAGCCAGCGCTGCCTTTAGGCCGTAAATCTCTATGCTTCCAGTGACGCTCATTTGGCCTTTTTCCTCTGCTCATTGATAATACTAATGCAGGTGTTCAGGTCGGGTACATCAAACTCTATTTGTGGTGGCCACCAGCCACACTCAACTAGCAGTGTTGCTAGGGAATGTCGGTAGGTGCCACCTCGGTAGGGTTTGCATCTGGTTGCTCGATTACTTCTAGATCCACGAGCTGTTTGATGAAGTCGTCAAGCATGAGTGGGCAAACCACTGAGCCTTGCTGTTTTGTTGCTTCGTGAGCCATGTATGCCAAGTCCTCAATACCGAGGCCACCCTCTTGGATTTGGCTGATTTTGCGTTTGTATTTACGCTCCCACATAACAATGGTGTAAAGGTTCGTTGTGACTGTGTAGTCACCCGAGCCGATGTTTACTCGCATGGTTAGTTGCATGTCGGGCCTGCTTTCTATTTAGGGTTTAGGGCGCTGTGATATCTCGAGCGAATGTTCCACCGGTGAATGTCACTTCAATCATTGAGAGCTCACCATAGGAGCCTGTGATTGGTGTGAACGATGACAGCATTGCATTGGTGATGGTGTACTCAGGGTTGCTGGCTGACTCGGTAGCGCCAGCAGGTGAAAGTACAAGCACTGATGTACCTGAGCCAACTGCAGCAAACAATGTGGCCTCGACAGATGAAGCGCCGTATGCAGCGTAAAGCGTGAGGGTAACTTCTACGGCTTGCAAGCCCTTTACAAAGACATGGCCTGCATCGCCAAAGCTGGTGCTTTCAAGAGAGTCGTAGCCAACAGTGAGTGTGGCTGATGAGCAGAGCGTGGTTAGATCAACAATCGAGCCACCTGTGGCAGGGTTGAGGGTCACGGTTGGATTTGTGAGATAGGTGGTAGTGCTGGTGGCCATGTTCGTCCTTTGGTGTTAGGTGTTGTCGGCCACCAGTGATGCTTTTATTATGTCAGATTTTACTAGGGCAGGTGAGCATTATAGGTATGCAGCCTGTAATGAGATTTGTAGATCGTAAGCAGGGAACTCTTGCCCACCGATACTGGCAAGGCCTGGCCTGCCATCGGTAACGGCAACATTCTTATCAAGTAGTGCAGCTGCGATTGCAAGCAATGGCCTGAGCGTGTCCAGGTTGCCTGGGCCTATACCAATGACGCGCACAGGAAAACGCATAGTGACGATTTTGTTGTTGAAAGCCTCAAAGGTTGGCGCATCGATAAAGCAGCAGTTGCTGTTGAGGTTTCGAGGGTCTGTCACTACTCGCAAGCCTGTGATTGTGGCAAGGGTGGTGGCTAGGTCGTCTATGGCCTCATTGAATAGGTCGGTGTAAGCCATTACGCAACAGCAGGCCTATCGATACCTAGCAACTGTTTCACCATCGGTGTAAAGGCATTGGTGGTGATTGCTTGGCCCATTGAGTCAAAGCTTGCAAACTGGTCGATGCTTCCACGCTGACGGAAGTATGCGCCAGCCAACATGATCGTGCCGAGGGTTACATCGCCAGATGGGCTCGTACTGAGGCTGTCAAAATAGCCTGCCTCTTGCCTGCGCCGATAGGCAACCTGATTACCGGCAGACACGCACTGTGCCAAAAATGTGGACTCGTCAGCGCTTGGGCTGGTAAGGCCAAGCCATAACTGCGTTTGTGCACTGGTTACCCAGGTGCAGGTTTGCGTGTAGGCGAGGCTTCCGTTAGGGATTGCTGCAGAGCGTTCGAGATTATCGTCAGCGTCATAAAACATCACCTGGTTAGGTATCGGCACATCAGGGTTTAGTAGCAGATCACCTTCAGAGTCTGTACCTGTGTACAGGTACTGGGGGATTGCATAAACAGTGT